CGGGCACATAAGCTACATTAATCTCGGAAGTTAACTTAGCTTTAAAACGCATGCCCCCAGAGTAAACTGCATACAGTCTGCTCCAATAACACATGTGTCCACCAAGTGATGCACCTGTCGCCGTAGGACGGGGATCAAAGACTCGAGACAATGGAAACTCGTTCATTCCCGGGCGAATAGCACGCCATCGATTGGCACGCTTACACAAATCAACAATGCTACGCCCAGACGATCGCTGGGGCAATGGTTGAACGCGTTCCTCAGGTGTCACCACCATCACAGGACGCGGTGCATTAAGCACCTCCATACCAGCGTCTCCGGCGAGCATTTGACACTGAACGTGTTCTTCAGTGATGTCAAGGAAAACCTCAACATTATAACTGCTAGCATAAGGCTCTGGAGTCTCACCGGTCAATGACCAGTCAATATCACCAATTTCCTCTGGCACTAACTTCCGATGCTCCCAAAGAGCACAACAAGCTTCCCAAGTGATAAGTCCAGCACCAATATTGGCACGCCGCAACATCAGGATAAGTTTATCCCGAATCTCCTGAAACTCTTTACGACCACGACCGAAATTACGACGAAGCACGTCATCGCAATTCAAAGTGATCGCAACATGGGAGGGCAAAGTCCTACGAACATACCGCAACCCAGACATGGATTCCTCAAGCTCAGGAACTCCAAATACCTTCACTCCTTCAAAGATATTAGGGTCGACACGAGTGGTCAACTTCAAAAACTGCAACGTATGGACATGCGCACTAGGCGGTCCATCTGCTCCTTTAGAAGGGTCAGTGTACTCAATACCGAGCAGTCCCAGACACTCTTTGACGGTTTTAAAATTAAACCATTCAACCTTACGTCCACGGGTGACGATGTGATCATCACCAAGAACTTTAGCTCTACAATAAGTGCGATACGCACGCATGTGAGCCATCTGAGGAGCCTGCTGCTTAGCAATTTGCAAAAACGCATAACGCAAGTAAAACCTACACATAAGGTTATTAAACAAAATAGTGGTTCCGGCAACCCCTGATTTTGTGCCTCCCTTCATCATGTAGATGGTCGTACCCACAAGAATTTTAGTGCACACACAAGAGTCAATCAGAGCAAATCTGATCCGAGTTGATTCTTCATCACCCCCGTACCAAGAGGAAACGCACGGAGCAATACCGTCGTTTGCAATTTGAGGAGTAAGTAAACTCTCAAACTTCTTGAAATCGGCGGCAAAAG